GTTTGGAACACGAAAATAAATTCAAGCATGACGGGCGGGTTCTTTTTCTTCGGATTCAATCGAAAATTTCGTTTCTAAAATTGTCAATCTTCGGTCAAGTTTATCTATCATGTCGAAAAAACGTTCATGTTCTTTTGAATTATTGTCTTTGACCGAAGTAATTGTTTCGCGCAGATTATCAACCGCCGTTTCAAGTTTTGATAATATCGTTCCCAATTTATAAATGATTGAACCAATCGTTATTATAAAGCCGACCAATACAATCAAACCCGCTACAATTTCCCATGTCATATAAACCGCCCCCGTTTTTAATCAGTATAGCACGAAAACCAATCGTCAATATATTTTCGCCATTGTTCGCGAACTTCGGTTCTTGATTCATCCGCCAACAAGTTATTAATACATTGTTCCCGCGTTGCAGAAATAAAAATCGGTTCGCAACCTATTGTTTTAATCCTGCGTTCGCGTTCCGCTTTATTCGCGCCGCCTTCAATTATATAACAACGTTCGAAGTTCCCGGAACGCGTTTTTGCTTTGTCAAACATAACGTCGCGGATCGAAAAAACGATTGATTTTAACGCGTCGGGTTTTTCGTATTTCCTGCCGCCCGTTACCGCCTGCCATATCAAATCAATGTCAATCACAAAATCGGAATTGCCCTTTACGCGTTGAACAAACGTCGATTTGCCCGAACACGGCGCGCCATAAACATAATATATTTTTTTGTTCATTTTGAAACCGAAGCGCGAATGTATTTCATTGTGCGAACGGTGCGAAACGATCATTAAATTGTCGGGATTCAATGAAACCGAATAATCGTTAACGTTCGCCATTGTCAACGGATTTTTGTGATGAACAATAACGTCATGCGCCGCCGTTATCGGTTGACCGTTGAATTCGTCATATAATACGCCGTTAACGGTTCGTTCGTTCATTAATTGCAAACGAACATTCCGCCATTCGTCCGACGTATAAAATTGATTTAAAGACGAAAACCGCATTTATTTTAAAATACGATTCCACGTTTCAAAACCGACAATTCCGTCAACCGTCAAACCGCGTTTCCTTTGATAATTTTTAACGGCGTATTCGGTTTTTACGCCGAAGATTCCGTCATTCTTCAAATATGCGCCGTTTTGGTCGCGGAATCCTATTTCGTTTAAAAGCATTTGAACCGTTTTGACTTCGCCGCCCTTTGAACCGTTCTTTAAAACAGTTAATTCAATATTCACTTTGTCGCCCCCCTTGTTGTTATCATTTCCCGGTTGTTGTGGCGTCGGATCGCTTGCAGGATCGCCGCCAATTAACGCCGTCATGTTTTCATTTATGATTATGTCGCAATCGACAACGCCTTTTATTCCGTCGACTTTGCCTTTGCTCGTATATTGCCAAATGTCCGCGCCTTCGGGTTGTGTATGCGGTTTGCCGTCGTCGTTACCCCATGACGCAATCCATTTAAACGGAATCGCAACGCCTTTAAGGTATGAAGAAAACCACGATTTCGAAGCATAAACGCCCGCGTTGAATCCTGCGTTGTTCATTGCAGAAATAAAAATCGGAACGGTTGTTTTGACCGCCTTTTGAATGTTGGATTCTTCAACGTCGTAAAAAATCGGCAATGAAATATAATCGCGATACGGATTAATCAACCGCAAACAATGCGCGGATTCTGATTTTGCCGCGTCCGCGTCCTTTGCGTATGAATAGAAATAAACGCCCGTTCTGATTCCTGCCGCATGCGCGCCGTTAATGTTGCGTTCGAATTTTTCGTCGTCTTGTTTCTTATAATCCTTGCCAAATCCGCAACGGATGATTACGGCGTCAACGCCTGCCGCCTTGATTTTATCGAAATCAACGTTTCCGTTTGCATATGAAATATCAATAACCATGTTCGAACCCCCTTTGTTAAAACTTAAAATTGAACCGATTTTTTTGTTCAAAACTTATTTTCTGCGTTATGAACTTAAAATTCGCGGTTAATTTTACTTGAAGAAAACCCGCGCAAAACGCGGGTTGTTTTTATGCCTTTGTCATTTGTTTGTAAATCTGATTTATTCCCGTCGCAGAAAACCCGGAAACAATGCCGACCGCCGCCGCAACGATCCAATTTTCCGCCGGGATGAAACCGGGAATCGTTACAAATGCAACAACGCCGAAGATTCCGCCAACGAACCCGCAAATAATCGGGATGAACTTTTCAACCGTTTTATTATTGATTGCCTTTAAGCCTGCGCCGATTAAATAGCAAATGATAACTATTGCAGGAATCGAAATTATATCAAACATATTGCGCCCCCTTTTTATGTTGTAGCATATACAAACATCATTGTCATAAACTTTGGGTTTGAAGTCGAAGCGGTCAAATTACCCCATCTTGTTAATACCGTTGTGTTTACTTGCATATATAACGCGCCATCGCTATTACCAATTAAATATTGATCAGTTCCAACCATACAAGGAAATTTATGTGACCTAAAAGGCATTGTCGGTAAACCACTAACAATAGTTTCGTTATTATTGATATTTTGCTCAATTTTTAAGGTTAAATTACAAATCACTATTTTTCCTTGTTTATAAACACTACCTAAATAACGCTTTACCCCCTCGTGATATGATAATCCGTCTGTATAGTCAGTTACCCCGGTCGTGAGGGTAGTGAGATCGCCGATTGCCTCGGTTACCGACATTTGTTGCCAATGCGCCGCGTTCCATGCTTCGGCGGTTGTAATCGCGGTTTTACATTGATACAAAACAGAATTATAAATGCACCAATCGCCGACGGCGTATGTTTTTGTTGCGTCGTAGGCGTCCGCAAGATTCGAAAGATTTGACGCCGCCGCGTCAATTGCCGCGTCGGTTTCTTCTTTTGAATAACCGGGAATTTTGTTTTGTCCGTCGTCAATGACATAATGTTGATTGTCTGCCATGCTTTGCCCCCTTTTTAATTCATGTTTAATTCGGTTTTAATTCGTTTAACTGAATTAAACTTTTGGTTTAATTCGTTCCGTCGAAGGAAACGTCAAAATTGTTCGATTCCGCCAACGCCTTTTTTATTTCTATTTCCTGCCGTCTGAATTCGTTTGATTGTTTATCTTTATCGCGCCAATCATCCGCGTAATTCCTTAATAACATTGCGGCGGCGGTTGTATCGGGCGGACTATATCTTTTATATACTTCGGTTTGTACTTCGTCGCCCTTTGTTCTGCCGACCTTTTCTTCGTACTGAAATCCGACCGCCTTTTTGTATAATGCCGCCTTAATTTCCAAAACGACGTTTTGTCGTCCCGCGCGTAATGCTTCCATTAATTCCGAATTTTTGTTTTTATAATCATTAAACGAAGAAACGGAAACGCCCAACGCCGAACAGATTTCGCGTTCCGTTGCGCCTGCCGCCGCCCAACGTTTAACGTCGTCAAGGCGCGGTTTTACAAATGTATCATATTTGTTTTTGCGTCCACGTTGCGCCATTCTGCCGCCCCCTTTGCAATAATATAATTATATAATCGAATTCCCGGAAAAAGCAAACAAAAACGGCGGGCAAATCAACCGCCGTTTCTGCAACAACAAAAACGCCCCGTTCAACAAGAAAAATAGAAGGCATTGTTATATTATCATCCGTAAAACCTTTTTACAATTCCCGGTCGAATCCTGCGTTGAACGATCCCAATTCAACCTTTTATTTAAAAAAACAAGATACTTTTTTAAATTATCAACGGATTTTCTGTTCATAATTTAAATTTTCAACTATTTTTTGAACTTTTCTTCAACTTTGCAACAACCTTTTTGTTCAATTCTTCGAAGCGAATAATTCATGATTAATACAATCCAAACAATATGGCGTTCCTTCATAACGGCAATGTTCGCAATCTTCAACAACGGCTTTTTCTAACGGTTTTATTTTTTCAATTATAATAATATCCGACACATTATTAATATACGCGTCGCCAAAAACAAACGGTTCGCCGTATGTCATTAAACGAAAATCGATGGGTTCGGATGTTTCTATGATTGTTGAATAACCATTCTTGAATACAATTTTATAATATGTCATGATTTGCCCCCCTTTGCCTTAAATTCGTTGCATGCGATATTAAATTCGTTCGTTCCGTTTCCTGCGTTTGCGGATCGCGTATTCGCGCAATATGTTAATCCCGGTTGGAAATCATATTTATTGAAGACACAATCCGCGCATGAATATATTTTGTTTTCTGCCATTCGTCCGCCCCCTTTAAAGTTCTATTCGGTAATAATCAACACAACCGACGCCGCCCGAACATTTCGTTATTGTCGGCGGCGAATTTCGCGGCGTTTCTTCTAAATAACAATTCAAAAGAAACAATGCCTTTTTTGCCGTTTCTTCGGAAACCCGAATTTCTGTATTTACTTCAATCGTTAAATCTGTTTTTTTCATATTTTGCCCCCCCTTTGTTTAATGTAATCAATCAATCCGTCGTCGTTTTGCCGTCCTGCCGCAATATTATAAATGTCTGTATCTATATCTTTTTCTTTTTCTGATTCTTTTTCTATTTCTTTATCTGTTCGACATTTTCGCGACAATGTCGGGACATTGTCTTTTTTGCTTGCTCGTTGCCTGCGTTTTGCTTCGGCGGCGGCGGTTTCCGAACCGATCATTTTTTCGACTTCGGACAAATAAAACGTTCCGTCGTCGAAAATCTCAATCATATGCAAACCCGTGAATATTTCGATTGCTTGTTTAACGACGTCCGGGTTCGTGTTCGTTATGATTGCCAACATGTCGGCGTTATATGGTATCGTGTCCGAAAATCGTAACGCGCCGTTGTGATCGATTGATTCTAACAATAACTTCAAGTAAAACAGTATATAATCTTTGCCGTTCGGCATTTCTTCAACAATCCGAATATCATGTCTTTTGAAAAAATCCCTTTTCAGTTTTAACCAATAATATTTTTTATCTGCCATTATTTGCCCCCTTGTTGCGTTTCTGCGACGTCCTGCGTTGTTTCGGGTAATTTGTCAATTGAATCCGTCGGCGCGTCATATGGCGCAAATGCGGGCGGATTTTCGCTATTCAACAATGCCGCCGCGATACAATCGGCAATTTCTGCCGCTTGTTTTGCGATTTCAACGGCGGCGTCGGCGATTGCGTCCATTAATTCAACAAAAACGGGTTTGAAGGATTCCACAATCGAACCGAATTTCCCGATATAACCTTCAATTACGGCAGAAACGATAATTTCTTCGTTCCATTTCGCCGCCTTGCAGATTTTCCGGGATTCCTTGAATGACAAACCCGTGAAATCATGAACAAAACGAACTATTTTATTTCTTGACACGATCCGCGCCCCCTTTTCGTTCTGCGTCCGAACAAAATTCGTTATCATTACCGCCGAAACCCCAATAACCCATAATTTCGCCAAAATGTTCACAACCGTAAACCCAATAACCGTGTTCTTTCATTCGCCGATCTTCGCGCCATTCTTTCACTTGATATTTACAGTTTTTGCATTTAATAACGGCTTCGCCTTGTGTTCTGCCAATATATGCCGCGCCGTCAATAATGCTTTTAATTAGTATGGTTAAATGTTCACGGCTTATTATTTCGCCGTTATTGTCGTTAATAATGTTTAAAATGTTGTCGGGTATATCTGCGATTATTTTCATTTCGCGCCCCCTTAATCAAAATTCAACGGTTCAATTCCGTCGCCGAACAACAATTCGTCGATTGTGATTTGTTCGGATCGGTTCAAAACGCGCTTGATTTTCTTCAACGGCTTCAATGTATTCATTGCCCGGTTGTAAACTTCGCGGCGATACTGTTCAATGATTGTTCGATTCCGGGTTCTAAAAAATCCTTCATAATGCGAAGAACGAATCAAAATATAACCGTCGCCGTTGTCAAATTCCGACAATTCGGCAAGGATTAAGCGAACGCGGCGTTTGTCGCAATTCCAAATTTTTGTCAAAACGTCGTAACCAATAATAAACGGTGATTCGTCCGTCGGTATGTCGTACCAATAACGCGTTAATTCTGCATTGTTCATGTTTGCCCCCTTTAATTTACTTTTCTTGTTATAATGTTGTTGATTCCCTTGTTGGAATCCCTCAAACGTTGCGGAAATGCGGGCGGCTAATCGTCGCCCGTGTTTCTTTTATACGTCGTATATATTTTTTTCTTCATCCGTTGAATTTGACGTCGTTGTCTTCGCGCCTGCAAATTCGACGTTATTAACAATTATTTCAACGGTTTTTCGGTTTTCGCCTGCGTCCGTCGTCCATGTCCGCGCCTGCAAACGCCCGGTTATAATAACGGAATCGCCCTTTGCAAAATGATCGGAAATAAACTTCGCATTGTTACCGAATGCCACAATGTCGAAAAAATCGGTTGATTTTTGACCGTTCGCGTATCGGTCGCAGGCAATCGGGACATTGATAAAATTTGTGCCCGCGTTTGTTTGCTTCAAATTAACGTCGCGAACGAATCGCCCTTGAATACAAATGCAATTCAACATATGTTTAACCCCCTTTACATGTCGCCGTTGATTAATCGTTCGGTTGCCGCGTCAAGATTCGCAATTGCCCGCGCGCGTTCTTCGGCTTCGGCTTTTTCCTTTTCTTTTGCAAGGCGCGCCGCCTTGATTTCTGCCGCCTTTTTCCTGCCGCACGTCATACAATAACAACCGTTTAAGTATTTCCGGGAATTAGCAACGATTTGTTCGATTGTATATTCTGCCGTTGCTTCAATCGGATTTTTGCAGGAATCACAAAATATAATTTCGCCCGGTTCTTCGGGTTTTTCTGCCGTTTTGGTCGCCTTTGTCGTTTTCTTCGGCTTCGAATCGGCTTTTTTGTCTTTTGCTTCGCTTTGAATTGCGTTTTCGTCCGTGTCCGCGTCCTTCGTATCGTCAACGGCTAACAACGCATTTAAAGCATATTTCCGGGCGTATGAAGAACACGCCCCCGTAATTTGTGCCAAATCCTGCGCGCCTTTGGTTTCTATTTCGCGCGCGAATCCATGCGTTGAAATGCTTGCTTCGGTTTTTGCGTCGTATAACGTCGCCGTTGCCTTGACATAGAAACGACCTTCAATGAACATAATTTCGTCATCCAACAAAAGAACGCAATCATGCGTTTTTAACAACGGTTTAACCGCTTCGATTATATCTTCGCAGGATCGATAATTATATTTTGCGAACGAATTATATTGATTTTTGGGAACGTTCAAAACGGTTTGAATCGCCGATAACTTTTCGAATATGTTTAATTCTGCCATGATTTGCCCCCTTCTTATTTGTAACGGTCGCGCAAATCATTAATTCGCGAATTCGGGAAATCTAATTCGTCGGCAGAACTTGCCGCGCCTGCCGTTGTCGGCGGCGTTACGATTCCGCCTTTGTTGATTTCGTTGAAATCCTTGAATTCGCGGAACGCCTTTTCGAATCGTTCCATATTGCGCGCGTCCTGCGTTGCCTTCAAATAATCATGTATGCACCCGATAACAAAAAGAACAACAACCGTTGCACAAATGATTAAACAAATAATAATCGCCGTGTTTATCATGATTTGCCCCCCCTTTTATTTGATTTGTAAATTCTGTTTTTCTTCAAGGATCGCGCCCGGAACGGTTGCGCCTGCCTTGATTGCCTTTTTTATTGCCGCTTTGTCGGGTTCTGCCGTCGTCTTAATCTTCATAAATTCCGCCGGGATGATTTCTTCATCAAAAATATTCACGGGTTCGGATTTACGGAACGAAAAAACAACGCGCGCGGATTCGAACTTCGGTTCTTCGTTTTTCTGCATGGAATCCGCAACATATGATTTAAGGCGTTCCAAATGGTTTGTTTTAACCTTTGCGCGTTCGTTTAATTTTGCGGCTTCGGCTTTGATTGCTTCAATTTCTGCCGCTTCGTTCTTCATATATGCGCCGATATTTTCCAATTTTACGGCGCGTTTAATCTGTAATTCTTCGATTCGTTCAATCGTTCCCGGTTCGATTTCGCCCGTTTCTTCGTTGACCGTGTCGAACATTTCTTCGATTGCGGCTTTTATGTTTGCGTCAATGTCGTATAAATTCATGCTTTGCCCCCTTCGTTTTCTTCAATTGTCAATTTGTTGGATTTGTTCTTGAAATCTTCAAGAATACGTTTCGCCGTGTCTATCATGTTATTTGCAAACGCGATAATCGTTTCAATCGTTCCAACGCCGTATTTTTCCGATATTGCGGTTATCTTCAACAACGTTTCTTTTTCCAATTCGACCATTTCAACGGCGAATTTGCGGGCGTCCGTGTCGTTTAACATGTTTTTCACCTCAATTCAAACTTTGTTTCTGCCGTCGGCAGATTTTCCATAATTTGCCATGCTTCCGATTCGGATAAACGAAACGCGGATCGGTACGAAATCCAAAAATTGACCGAACCGTCAATTTCGCCGCGTTCAACAAGTTCATAATATCTTTTTCGAACGCCGATTCGTGCGGCGGCTTCGGCTTGCGTTATGTCGCCGCGTTCGATTCGAATTGCCTTCATTCGTGTTCGTTTGTTTAGATTCGACATTTTAACACCCCCCTTCATTGCAGGATAAAATTATATTACTGATAAACAAACATTATTTCAACCCCAAAAAGTCATAAAAAATGTATTTGTAACATTCGAAACGTGTTTGTTTCTTCGTCGATTGTTTCCCGGTTATATAATGATTGCGGAATGTTTGCAGGAATCGCCCGCGTTTGCGCCTGCCGCGTCCTGCGTCGCGTTCCGCGATCTGTTCCGAAGAATTATTCGGATTTATCCGGGAACGCCTTAAAACGCAAATTTGACGCATTGCAGGAAATCGGGAATTTGACTTTTGTTTGATTCACGGTTTATTATGAAAAAAGCGGTTTCGAATAATGGTAAATTCGTTTGTCTTTGACACAAAAAACGACGGTTCGAATCCGTCAACCGCCGCCATTTGTTGACCGCCTGCCGCGTAACACCTCAAACGCGTTATTTATCGAAATCATATCCCATATTGCAGGCGGTCAAACCTTTTTTATTCTGATTTGCTTATTTCCTGCCGCAATAACTTTTTTATTAACGCGTTGCGGTTCGTTACTGATTCCAACGCAAATATAATATCCGCGTCCGTCTTTTTGTTTAATCGGATCGTAAACGAAACCGTTTTTTCCCGGTTATATTTCGAACTTGCCTTCGACCTTGAATTGTTGTTCATCCTGCCGCCCCCTTTTAATAATATCGAATAACCTTCGCTTTATTTCGCGCCGCGTTATATTTTGTTTGCTTTAATCGCTTGACCTTTGAATATTTCGCGACGCCATTTTCAAACGTTACCGAATAGCAAAAACAGAATCCGCCGCCCGTCTTATAAAAAACGATATATCCTTCGCCGTCGCCTATATCTAACGCGAACGATTCTTTGCGCGCGGTTTTTTTATCATGCTTCGAACCAAAATCAACAACGGATTTTTTGCCGCGCTTGTCGGTTTTAATGACGGAATAATCGTTCTTTATTCCGTTTTTGCGGTCAAAAATTCTGTATTCTTCAATCTTCGCGAACGCCTTTTCTGCCGTGTCTGTTTCAAAATAATGGATTCCAACGTTATTTATTACGGAATAACGAACCGTTGCGCGCCCTTCGATTATTTCTTCAAGTTCTTTTGTATTCATACGCCGCCCCCCTTATTTCTGCCGCTTAAATTCTGCGAACGGATCGGCAATTAAAACGGAAACCGTATTAAAACAGAACGTCGCGCCGACAATTTCAAAGGATGAATAGTTTTTCAGAAAATCGCCGTCATTGAGTAATTCATAAACCAACCCGTTGAACAATAATTTTTCTGCGCCGTTGTCCTGCAAAAAAACCGTTATCGGTTTGCGCGCGTCCATGCAATTTAATAAATCGTCGAAATGACCTTTGATTTTTGGGTTTGTAGTAATCATATTTTGCCCCCTTTAAATTTCCGTTCCACAAAATACGCATGTATTTTGTTCGAATAATGTTGAACCGCAATTTGGGCATTGTCGTTCAATTCGTCTAATTCGTTTTGATTCTGCCGCGATTTCGCCCAATTCTTCAAGATTTGCCCCGAAATCGTGCGCGACTTTTGCGAACTCATTAAACGGATTCGTTCGACAAATCGTAATCAATCCCGTTCGTTCGCGCGCTTCGTTCGGCGTAATCAATCCCGCATTTAACAAACGGATTGTTTCTTCAATGTTGTTCGACATATTGCCCCCCCTTTTATTCGACTTCAATAATGGAATAATGAATTTCCGTTTCGCGTTTGTTCAACTTTGAACAAACCATTTTCGCCGCGCCTGCCGTTAAATAACAATTGAACGGGAATTTGTAACCGTCCGGGTTAAAATGAACGTGTCCGCCTTTTTCCAAAATAAACCATTTGCCCGCATGTCGTCCATTAACGAATTCGCCTTTAATTTGATACTTTGCCATGATTTGCCCCCTTAAATGTATGATATTTTCTTCAATGAAGAACAAAAACCGTTCAAATCTAACCAATTTAAAACCGTTCCGTAATTCTTGAAGGATCGCACGACGTCGCCGTTTCTTATAATAATGTATCTGCCGCCTTCGGTTGTAACGTTGACCGTTTCGGTCGTTTCGACGTGCTTAAATGTTTCGATTGTCTTTTTCATAGGTTGCCCCCTTTTCATGTTTCCCGGATGATTCGTTGTTTGCCCGTTTTGACCGACGGGCGGCGGGTTGTTTATTATGCGATTTCCGAAATAATCTTCAAATCTTCGATTCTTGTTTGAATCATTGTTCGCGCCATTCTTGCGTTGATTTGTCCGTTTGTCATTTCGACGATTGCTTCGGTTAATTCGGTTAATGCTTCGAATTCCGCTTTATAGGCTTTGTCGAATTCCTTTTCGATTTCTTCGTTTTCGGGTTCTGCTTCGTAACGATCGGAAACTTCGTTCGCCTTTTCCTTTGCGGCTTCGTATCTTTTAATTAATTCCTTCATTTTCTTGTTGTCCCTTCGTTGTTTATATCTTCATTATATCAGTAATACTGATATTGTCAACGGGTTTGTTCATTTTTTATGTAATTTTTTTGCATATTTTCGGCAAAAAAAAGAAAACCCCGCCGGGATCGCGGCGGGATATAATCAAACGGCTTCAAGTTCTACAATCTGCCATTGTTTTATTTCGTTTATCGAATCCGAATAATATTTTTTGTTTGCTTCGTTGTTGTTGCGAATCGCGTTTTTTAAATGGATTTCCCGCGCCTGCAATTTCTGATTTATTATTTTTTCCAATGATTCGCGGTTTGAACTACAAGAAACCGCGCGCCCGGATGAATTCAGAATTGCGAATCGGTAAATATGGCGTTCGCTTTTTCGAACAACTTTTCCGTTATATAAGAATTTCATATCTGCCGCCCCTTTTTTATTTGTTAGCATTAAGGAATTCGCGCGCCTTCGTCAAAATTGTGTCAATGTTTGCGCGGGTGCATAATGTCGACCATTCGTTTGTTTTGGGATTCCTAACCGATAACGAAAAATGATCGCCGCGCCCGAAGTTTCTTTGAACGTCAAAAACGAAACCGTCGATTGTTGTCATTCCGTTAATCTTCAAACCGAAACGTTCGATTTTCTGAATCTGCGAATTTAATAACATAATTTTGAACCTTCCTTTTCTTGTTTGATACTTTGATTATATCAGTATTACTGATATTTGCAATAGGCTTTTTGTTGTTTAACAAATTGTTCATAAACAAAAAGGCGGCAGGATTTCCCGCCGCCGTGAATGATTCAATTGTTGCCGTTCATCAAGTAAAATTTTCGGGTTCAATAGGCGCGGAAATCGCGATCGTTCCCGAAACGTTTTGATTGCTTTGAAGAATTGCAAGTTCTGTAATCATGCCGAAATAGGAACTATGCGTATACGACGTCGCGGTGTTGTCTTTGATTGCGCCGACTTGCGAACAACCCGAAGGAATATTCGTTCCCGTCGGACATGAAACGCCGTTTAATACGACCGGGCGCGGATTTTGCACTTCGACAACGTAACCGTCGCCCGAAAATTGCGTCCCGGATGATTTCTTCAACGCGTAATATTCGCCGCCAATGACGCGAAGAATTCCCGAGCCTGCGTATGCCGTCGGGAAACAACAACCGCCAACGACAACGCCGCGACAATTAATAAACGTTCCCGATCCTGCAATGTATGCGCCGCCGACATTGTTGTTTTTTCCGTAATGCCAAAAACGACAATTAATATATGTTTGCCGCGCGCCTTGTGTCGGTTCAACGACACTATTAAATTGCCCGCGAAGTTTTAAAATTAGATTTTCAACTTGCAACGACGCGTTCGCGACTTGCCAACAAAACAAACCGTTATTTCCTATCGTCGTTGTTAAATCTATACAATCGCATTTTGAAAAATCGAAAATGAATTTTCTATGTCCCAAATCGTCAACAATTGTCGGATAGTTTGTTCTATCGCGGAAATCGAAAATTGTTCCCGATTGCGGCAAACTATAAATTTCCGCGCCGAAATGTCCGACGACATTAATTCGGATCGTGTCGAAATCGCCCGTTTCTGCAATCATGGAACGAACCTTTGCCATGATTTGAATATTATCGTCATTGCCGTTACAGACGTAATTATGAACGTAATCGTCCTGCATTGCGGCGACTTCGGTTTGTAATGCGGTTATTTCATCCGAAACCGAACCTAAACCCGAACCGTCGATTGATTTGTAAACAATGACAACAATTTCAGTATTCGCGACTTTGGGAACGGTAAACGTTACCGTTGAACCCGTCAACGTATAATCGACGCCGGGTTGTTCGCGCATGCCATTAACATATACATTGACAATATCAACGCCCGTCGAATCGTATTGAGGAATTGAAAACGTTACGTCGGTCGTTGACGTTGCGGTTGTCTTGTAATACCAACTATATTGTTTGAATAATGTAACACTTGACAATGTATCGCGGACATTTTCGAACCATTCTTCGAACGCCGCTTCGCCTTCGTTAATAAAACGCGTCATTTCTTCGTCGTAAACTTCGAAGAAATCATCCGCGCCAACGGGCGTTGTTATCCAACCGCAAACGGCAGAATCGCCGCGTTTATCCGTAACAATTACGGATTCCGCCGACGGTGCAACGGCAATATAACACAAACACAATTCATAAACCCCGGTTGTTGTGTCCTTTGCGGGCGGTTGCGGATCGCTTGCAGGCGTTCCCGAACGCAAAACCAATGACGCGGCGCGCGCCGTTTCGTTTGTATCAACATGAATAAAAACGGCGTCAATTCTTGACATATCGCCGACGGGCGGGACGATTGCGGGCAAATCGTTATATTCTGCGTCGTTATGAATCCACTTCGAACCGCAAATCGCATAACCCGCCGCAACGGACAAATTTAAACCGCTTGCCGTAACCTTGAAATCATCTTCGCCCGAACGTCTAACGCCGTCTTTAATAAAAGCCGAATAGAAATTTGTGTATTCGTCGGCAGAATAAACACGGTCAAACGTGCCGTCAATTTCCATTGCATTATAAAAGCCGCTTTGTAATGCCATAATTTGCCCCCTTTTTAAACGCCATATTTCGCGGTTATATTATATCCGTTATCGTCTTGTGTTTCGATTATTTCGACGATTTGCGCGTTTATATATAACCCGATAACGTTGTCTTGTATTGTTATTATATCGCCTAATTCGTAATTGACGCCATAAATATAAGAACCCGACGACAAATTCAAAACGCCGTCAAATGTTTGCACAATCGGAAATTTTGCCAATTCCTGCCGCCCGATTGCCTGCAATTGCTTGTTATAATCCGAACTACTGATTTCGTGTTCAACCCCGTGTTCATCCGTGTACGTCCGGGATGTCGACGACGCGTCAACGAACATTTCGCGACGATTTGCGCCAACGTCGGACGGTGAAACAATCGAACAGAACCGCGCTTCGCCTTCGCCTTCGCCGCCAATAACCGCCGCGTTCTTCATTGTTGCGTCGTTATAATCATAATCACTTGAAATCAAATTGTCGTATTCCTGCGAAAAAATGACGGGTTCGTTTCCTGCCGTATTATCGACCGAACGATTCGCGCCCGTTTTGCAATAAAATTCAAGTTTGTTCGAAGAATTCAACCCGACAAACGCGCCGATTTCGTATTCATGCAAAAAATCGTTCGTGAATGTCAAAAGATTGTCGAATGTTACTTGTTTTGTTGACGCGTTCCCGTCGCCGTCAACAATTATTTTACTTGAACCACTATGCGCGCCCAATACCAAAAACGGAATATTCCGTTTCGTATCAAATGCGCATGAAATCGCGTTGTTGTTTATTACGGATCGCGCCGCCGTTTCAACATTTCCCGACAAAATTGTCGGCGAAATAACATTCGCGCGGTTCGAAATATAAACGATTCTTCGGTCAAGAATTGATTTCGCCATTCTACCGCTTGCGACAATCATTCGACCGTCGAAGGCATTAAACGAAATTTCAACATGTTCAATGATTCCGATTTCACGAATTCCCGGACGCGAAACGAAATTTTCTTCAACTAATAATTGAACATTTAAAGGCGTCGCGGGCGCGTATATTTCGAAATCGCCCGTTTCATAAAAAGACGAACGCCATATTATTGATTTTGCCGCGTCAACAATGCCGATTATTTCGCGGCTTCCTGCCGCCCTTATTTCAACATATTCAATCATTAAACAAACCTTCGTTTAAATCCTATTGTAAAATACATGTTTGCGTCGCCTTCGTCTGCGTCGATCGTGAATTCGTTGTCGCCCGTTAGCATTTGAATAAACGTTGAACCGGGTTTTATTTTACTGAAAATCGAAACGCCGTTTTTTGTAATGGTTTTATGTCCGCGCGTTGTGTCTATAATAACTTTGTCGTTCGCTACTAACGAATCAATAATCCCGATAAATTCGCCCGAAGAACGGTAAATCGTCGGGTTCGTAACGTTCCCGGTTGCTATTATCGTTATTAACATTCCCGCGTCGGCGTCGCCGTCGTTATAATATGTTTGCGTCATGTTTTTGTCGATTACGCCCAATGCAATAGGCGCGCCGACCGGGAAATAAACTTCGAAATGATGAAACGGCAGATTTCGCGCAATCTGCAAAATAATATATTCCAAATCCCGCCAAAACGCCGCCGAACAATACATTGAAACGGTCATTGTTACGCCGTTTTTGAATCGCGGCATTTCAATAGTTTCAATTACGCCGTCGATTGTTTTTTCGATTTGGTTTTTTCCTTCGCCTTGCGTATAAATCAACGTTCCCGTTTGCTTCGGCTTGATAACGTCCAATATATGACGTTTTGCAATTTCAACGTCAACATAATTTTTGATTCTGAAATCCATTTCAATAATCCGGGCGTTCGCTTGAACGTTGTTTATTCGGTCGCCGTCCATTGTCGGGGTTGTTGACGCCGCAATTGAAGTATTTATTTCGGTCAATCCGTCGGCGTTAATCAAATCGAAATATTCGTCATTGAACAAATCAATCGTTTTATTGTCTGCCGCTTTATATATCAACCTTGTAAACATAATTTAAACCCCCGCCAATGCAGAACGAACCGCCGCCGCCGTTGCCTTTTTGCTTTGATAGATTTCGTAACGACTATGTTGTTGCGAATAATTATTCGTTTGATTAATAATAACATTGCCGCTTGAAGTTCTGCCGCCCGATTGTGAATTTTCCGCCGATCCGTCGGCATTGATTGCCGCCGTTGCCGTCGGAATTGCGCCGTTTAATGCGTTTTGCATGTCTGCCGCAACGGTTGACATTTCAGAATCGAACCCTTCGGCGATTCCTAACGCCAAATTACGCCCGATAACGTCGCGCATTACTTTTGACGGCGATTTTATCCCAAAAAAGTCCTTCAAATCATTCAAAACGCCTTTTCCGAAACTTTTAATTTTTTTGCCGATCCAATCGGACATGTTAGAAATACCGTTCCACAAACCTTTTATTAAATCTTCGCCGACGGTTTCAATTGAAGAAAAACCCGCCGTTAATCCGTCGACAATTGCCGTTATGATTTCGGGCATTGCCGCGATTAATTCGCCTGCAATTTCCGGGATTGCGTCAAGCAACATTCCGAATAATTGCATTGCACAATCAAAAATCGTTGGCAGATTGTCAATCAATGCGTTACCAATTGCCGTTATAATTTGCGGCATTGCAGAATACAAAGATTTTACAATTGTCGGGATTGCTTGAACGATTGCCATTAATAAGGAAATCGCGCCTTCAAGGATCGCCGGGAACGCCTGCGTTAATCCGTTAATCAATGCCGTTATTATTTGCGGCAATGCTTGAATCAATGCGTTCACAATATCCGGGATTGCTTTAACAATTGCCATTAATAAAGCAATTGCGCCGTCAAATACCTTGTTATAATAACTAATCATTGACGAAATAAGCGAATCTATTAATTCGGGCAATGCGTTTAATAATTCGTCAATTATCGTCGGCAACGCGTCAACGATTGCCATTAATAAGGAAATCGCCGCGTCAAGAATCAAAGGCATTGCGCCGACCAATTGCGTTATTAATTGCGGAATTAACGACATTACCGCCGTAATTATTGCCGGGATAATTGACACGATTGTATTTAACAATGCGGGTAATAATTGCCCCGTAATGAACGACAACAACGTCGGCAACGCAGATAATAACCCCGAAACGATTGTCGGAATCAACGTTTGCGCGATTGTCAAAACTTGCGGCAATAATGACGTTAAATCATTTATTGCCGTGTTTACCATGTCGCCGATTGCTTCGCCGAATTTTTCGTCCGCGCCTTCAACGCCGTTTATCATATCAGTAAACGCGGGCAATAATTCGGATGATACAATTTGTACCAAATCGCGCAACGGCGCGTTTGCGCCTTCATATATTGAAATCTTCAATTCGTCGAACGCGCTTGAACATGCCTTCAAATCGCCTTGCAAATTGTCGTTCAATGTTGCCGCCATTTCTGCCGCCGCGCCTTCGGAATTATTCAATTCAGATTCGAACGCCGCCGCATTTGAAACGCCGTCGTTTAAAATCAGATTTAAACCCTTTATCGAATCCGAAGTAAATGTCGAAGACAACGCCGCCGCCTTTTCTGCGTCGCCCATGCCTTCGGTTGCCGCTTCAACGTCTGCCAAAATTTCGGTCATATCGCGATAATTGCCGTTTGCGTCCATGATTTCGACGTTCGTATCGCCGATTGCGATTTTTCCGTCCTTCATTTTTTTAGTCATGTCGCGCATGATCGCATTTAAAGCCGTTCCCGCTTCGCTTCCTTTTAAGCCTTGATTAGCCATTGACGCCAATAATGCGGTTACCGTTGCAACGTCTTGCCCTGCCGCCGACATTGTCGCCGCGCTATTCTTGAAGGCTTCGCCCAATTGTTCGGCGGTTGTGTTTGAATTTGCTTGCGCGTATGCCAACAAATCGGCAAATTCTGCCGATTGTTCGGCAGATAATCCAAACGCGCTTAAATAGTCCGTTACCATGTCGGACGCCTGCGCCAATTCCATGCCCGACGCCGCCGCCAAATTCAAGACGCCGCCCAATGCGTCGGCGGATTCTTCGGCGTTCCAACCCGCCAACGCCATATAACCCAATGCGTCGGCGGCTTCGCTTGCGGAAAATTGCGTTGTTGCGCCAAATTCGCGCGCCGTCGCTTCGAGTAATTCCATTTCGTCGGCGGTCGCCCCGGACAATGCCGCAACGTTTGACATTGATGTTTCAAATTCCGAACCCGTCTTCACAACGTCAACGGCAAAATCTTTTAAAGCATTTGCCGCCGCTTGAATTGCGGTCGCCGCCAAATCCGCGATTACGCCCTTCATAACAGTAAAACCGCTTGAAGATTTTTCGGCGGCTTCGCCTGCGTCGATTGCCGATTTGCCTAATTCATCCGCGCCTTCGCCTGCGTCGTTTTCCGCTTCATAGAAACTTTGTAAATCTGCCGCCGCTTTGTCGGTTCGATCCTGCAACGTCTGTAATTGTTTTTGTTCTTTGATGATTTGGACGTTGACTTTGTCAATCGCTTTTTCGATTTCTTCGTCCGTTGCGCCTTCGTCCTTCATTTTCGCGATTGTATCTTCGCGAACCTTTGTCAACGCCGCGATTTTTTGTTTTTGAATGTCGGTTTGCTTGTTTAAGGAATCGAAACGCGCGGTCAAACCGTCAAGCGATTTCGACCAATCGTTCATCCCTGCCGCCGCCGTTATGAATTCCGATTCGCTTTGACGAATCAAACGGTTTGCGTCGGATAAACCCGCCTTTAAGTTTGTAATGTCAAGGGTAAATTTTGCGCCTAAATTTTCGCCGCTTGCCATAACCGAACACCCCTTTTATTAATACCAACCGCCCGACGCCGTCGCCATTGATACGGGAACATGTTTAACGCCGTTGCGGTCATAATATACGCCTTTATTCGAACGCGTCCCGGTTGTCGCCTGCGATCCGTTCGACGTGTCCGTTTCGCCGCCTTTTTCAATAATATAATTTATTACAAAAATGACGGATTCCGCGTTTTGTTCCAATATGTCAAAAATCGTCGTATTGCAAAACTTTGCAACCAAAAACGACGAATCCATGATTAAGAAAAACGCGCTTTTATTTGAAGAATCGGCGGGCGAAAAAATTCCACCGCCCCCCCTTCTTTGATTTTTTTTTCGTCTTCCCCCGCCATCTTGTCCACCACTTTAAAAACCTTGTTTAAT